CATCAACATTATACGAACAACTTTCAACAAGACAGAAATTTTTAGTGCTTTTAAGAGCATTGTGATTGATGTTTTGAGAAATTATCAGAGAAAACAAGATCTTGAGTCTGGCCTTGTTCAACTAAATTCAATTAGAGCTACTAGCCCTATGGAGTTTGACTGTGTTGTAAAATTGCTTGATGAAGTTATCTTTTTGACAACAGATGTTGACAATAAACTTGTTTTTTGTGTTTGTGATGATTCCTTCGATTACAGTATTGAAGATGGAAAAGTTTATTGTTATCTCGATGGCGTCAAGCAATGGGAAGAACAAGGACGTGTTGCTGATTGGTACACGCACGTCTTACGTAGCATAGATAAGATTCAAATTAATTACACAAAGATTACTCCACCATCAAGAGAGTTTATGACTTATTGTGATTATGGTTTGAATTTTTTGAAGACTCTTGCAGCTGGATTTGCTATACAGACTTTAGTTCTTAAACAGAGAACTTTGGATAGTGAGTACTTCTCCTTGTATGGTCAAGACATTAACAAACCATCAAAAGTGTTTCAGGATTTAGTATTGAGCAATGAAACTTCTGCCGATGCCTATAATTATGGGAAGGGAATGAGATTGCCAAAAGTGATGCACACACCATCAAAATGGAAAATATCAAAAGGTTTTAAGAAAAACAATGACACTGCATATGATTCAGAGTCATGTGTTGATTTGGGAACATCAACTATATCACAAATAGCAATGAGTCAAAACTATCAAGTTGTTGATGGTGAAAATCGGCACATTGCATATGCACAAGGTGTTTTTCAAAACTTTTTGGTTACCGTTGGACATATTGTGAACCATAATAAATTTTTTGTCCGCATCAATGAGATTTCATATCCAATAAAGCTTGCTTGTTATGATTCTGATCGTGATATTGCCATTATCTGCTTGCCAGATTACAAGCTAAGTTTTCGCGATATCAGAAATCATTTCCAAAAGAGTGAAATTGGTAGATCTCTAAATGGATGTGTAGCAATTTTAACAATATGGGACAGAACAAGGAGATTTTGGTCTGAAAAGTCGTTAGTGTTGGCAGAGGAACAGATTGAAAAGACTTCAACTGGTTATCATCCTGGACTTCTGTATAAGGTTGCTGGTTATTATCATCAAGCACCAACACAAACAATACATGGCGACTGTGGTTCTCCTTTGTTTGTTGTTAACCCACAACATCAAAGAAAAATTGTTGGATTGCACATTGCTGCTAATACAACTTGCGGCATGTCATCAATTATTTATGAAGATGACTTTGACATTATTATGGATTCAGAAATGCAATCATTATCTGTTGATATATTACCTTTTCAACAGGTTGTTTTGGATGATAGTCCTTTACCTGAGGAATATTCAAAGAACTTCAAGAAGGTTGGAGTAGCAGGTGTGAAGACTGAAATAGGAGAATTCATTCCCAACCATTCTGCTGATTCATGCCAAACTCAATTGTGGCCATCACCATTCCGTACTTGTGAAAATGAGGACGGAGATAATGGACTTGACATTTATAATTGTGGTATGGAACCATCAATTTTATCAGAGAAAGATCTACGGTATGCTGGAAATGCTGACCTGATAATAAAAGGAGCAAATAAGTATGCTGACGGTGAATCCTTAATTGATATGGACCTTCTTGATGAATGCTTCGAGGATGTTGGAGATGAACTTGTCAAAATTGTTAAAACTACCAGTTTAAGAACAAAAGTTTTGACAGACCTTGAAGTGATTAATGGTTGCAGCCTGTACCCAACATCTGCGGGTATTAATATGAGTTCAAGTCCAGGTTACCCTCATACCCATCAATCTGGAATGAGACAGAAACAGAAAAGTTCAATGTTCACCTTTGACAATGCAAATAATCACTACAATTTTGCTGATAACGTTATGGGAAATGAGCTTAAAGCAAATTGTGCAGAATTTGAGAACTATCTTAAGACCACAAAGTCAGGACAATGTGCAGTTGTCTTTACAACATCCAAGAAAGATGAAGTTCTCAAGATGTCAAAGATTGAAAAAGGTGAAACAAGGGTTTTCCAGGCGTCACCAACATATTATAGTATGGTTTTCAAGAAGTATTTCCATTCTGTACAAGCTTTGATGACTATGACTCATGATAGATCACCATACAAAATTGGTATTGATGCTGCTTCATATGAGTTTTATAGGTTTTACAACTACCTACGTAGAACTGGGACTCATGGCGCTTCACTTGATTATAAAGGTTATGATACATGTTTACCAGCAGCTTACACAGCAAGAATGTCAAGGATTTACAACAAAGTATTTCGTGCAACTGATCCCGACTGGAAAGAAGAAGATGACCATGTCCGGAACAGGCTTTACGAACAAGAAATACATCCTTTGATGCTTGTCCATGGCAATATTATCCAATCTCCAAAAGGAAATATGTCTGGTTCACCTGATACTGGACCCAAAAACAATTTGGCTAACCGTGTTAACACACTTTATGCATGGAAAACGTTATCTCGTCAGTATGCTCCTCATCTTTATTACAAGATAGATGATTATGTTACTGAAGCCAATTTTGGAGATGATAA